TTGAGCCCTTTCAAATACATTGCTGTAGTTGGTTTTGCAGCTTGGCTAGGTAAATTTACGTTTTTATTTCCGAGACGACGGTTACCAAACGCTAATTTACCTTTGCCTTGTGTATCAGAAAGATTTGACTGATTTTCTTCATCAGATTCAAGTTCTTCTGGTTTGATATTTACTTTAGTATTGATTTCTCTTTCCTTTGAAAGAGGCATTAAATTTGGATATGTGTCAACTTTATCAAGAAGGGAAGGGCAGCAAAGAGTATAATCACTATAACGACCACCACCTTGGTCTAAAGCAATGGTCAACGTGAGTTGAACACCGTTACCAGCTGGGTTAGCAGGGGTTGCTGCAGGCATATAGCTTTTGTCATCAACAACACGAATATTAAGGCCGCAATCAGCCATTGCATCTAATCTTGCTTTAACATCATCATTTAAACTTTTGTAGTGTTCCTTTGACTTATAATTGTCTTTGAACTTTACATAGTCACCGATAAGGAACCCACCTTCACGCTGGTAACGTTGATAAACAGATTCAAAAAGTTTTTCAAATTTCTTTTGCATTGTAAATATATTTAGTTATTCCAATAAATAATCACATGACATTTGCAGATTTAGCTCAAAAAATATTAGGTGAGGCAACCACTCCAGATCCAAGAGGTTTAAGAACATCATCAGTTGGTAGATCTGATTTTAACCCACAATTACCTGAATATAAAAGAAAACACCCGGTAGATTCCATTGGAGCGGGTGGTACGGTTTCTAAAAAAATGCTTCGTAATGCATTTAGATTGTTAAGAAATGATTCAGACTTATCAAGCAGAGTTAATGATATTTTAACTGATTATCAGCTAAAAAGAAAAAGTATTAGTCATGAGGATGAAGTTATTATAGTAAATAATAGTAATACTATTGATGTTAACCAAAACAAGCTTGATACTTATTTAAAAGCTTTGCAAAAACACAATGAAGGTGAAGCAATTCTTTCTGATCCCGATAACGTTAAAAAACGTATACGTGGACTTAAGTCTGATATTGAGGATTTAAAAGCAGAACTTATGCCAATTTTAGAAAAGGTTGAAAAATACCCTAAAATAAATGAAGAAAATGAAAAAGAATATCGTGATAAACTTATCGCTGTAACAAAACAGGCAGCTGAAAATTTAATTGAAAAGCTTAATATACCACGTGAAGCTGTAAAATCTGTAAATAGTCTTGATGATCTCGACCAACTATTTACTACTGATGAAGAAATGCAGCAACAGGAAACTAAATTAGCTGTATTAAAAAGCTTAACAGATAATGACCTACAGAAAAACATCCTTTTAAAATTTCTCGATCTAGCTCTTAACAGATATAATGAGTTTAAAAGTAGTCGTTCACAATCAGGTCCTCTTGCTACTATTGAATTAACTAAGGAATTTAATAGACTACCACTTTCTGTATTTTTGATGTTCTATAACTCTAGTATTAAAGATTCATCAGAAATTAAACTTCAACCATTAACAGCTGGGGCTAAAGCACTCCAGGGGGGAATGGCAGGGTCTCAAGCCGGTAAAAAAGTAGCTCAAAAGAAAAGTCCGGAACTTGTAAAAGCAAATACATTACTTGGACGAAATTTTGGTACAAATAATATAAATGTAGCAGCAGCAGCTAAAAGTTTGGTAAAAAACTCTACAGTTGGTCCTAGAACATTGGAAAAACTTTACGGTATTATTGATGATATTATATCAGGTGTAGAAGGTTCTCCAGCAGCTTTTGCTAGATATGTATATGGTCAAGAACCTATCACTGAATCATTTAATAGCCTTGTTGATCAGTATCTAACAGAAGCAAAGAAAGGCGCTCGTTGTACTAAAGTAACAGGTCAGCAATCTTCTTCACGTTCAGATAAAAAATATATGCGTTGTGCTAAGGTAGATGGTAAGCTTAAAAGAGTTCACTATGGTGATCCAAACTTAAGAATTAAAAAATCCAACCCTAAAAAGAGAAAGTCTTTTAGAGCTCGTCATAAGTGTTCATCAGCTAAACCGGGTACCGCAAAATATTATAGCTGCAAGAATTGGTAGTCTAAACAAAAAACAATAAATAATATTATGCCGTTAAAATCAGGAAAATCACAAGTTGGTAAAAATATTAAGGAACTTGAACATTCTTACAAAAAGACAGGTAAAATTGGTACATCAAAACCTAAGTCTAAAAAAGCAGCTCACAAACAAGCAATAGCTATTGCTCTTAATAAAGCTGGTAAATCAAAAAAACTTAAAGAATCATACGATGACGTTATTAATTCATATCTCAAGAAATATCTTATTGAGATGGATGTAAGACGTGACCCAAGAGAAATTGAAGGTGTTGTAGATACACCTGATATTGATGAAACGGAGCAAGAAGACTATGAGTTTAATGAGTGGTTAAAAGAAAAGTTTAAAGATCGTCCAGGATTTTTGAAAAATTTATCTTATGATCAAGATATGGTGATGGATTTGTTATATGATTTTCGTCAAGAAAAAAAGCAAGGTCAAACTCCAAATGAAGATTACGAAGAAGAGTCTGAATCTTCAGATTGTCAGGATGATAATCAAACTCCAAAGTCAGATATGATTACATTTTACGGTTTAAAGTGATGAACTATAATAACATATATCTTGAATTTATGGATCAATATGCACCAGAACAAGGTGCATATACCCGTGAAGAACTTGAAGCTTTAATTAGTGATCTAACCTCAATGGTAGATAACCCAGCTGTTAAACTTTCAAAAGAGCAAATCATTGCAAAACTTAAAGGTTATATTAATCAATTAAACAATACACCTGAAAATAAGGAACAACTTAGCAATATTACAGGTGAACCTGTAATGGAAGGTAAGAAAGATGCTTGCTATAGAAAAGCTAAAGCTAAATATGATGTTTTTCCTAGTGCATATGCAAGCGGTTATATCGCAAAATGCCGTAAACGCAAAGGTAAAATAAAATGATTAGTTTTAAAACATTCTTCGAAAATAGTTTGATGGTAACTACTGACGACCTATCAAACTTAACGTTTGAACAATTTTTAAGCAATATTACAAAGGATCCAAAAACTGGTAAACCTTACACCCTTGAACAGTTTGGGGATAAAACATCATATATGAGTCTTTATATTGGTAACAAATATGGTATTGGTTCTTCTGGACAAAGTAATGACGAACAAATTGCTAGTCTTATTCGTTTAATTAGTACCTATTTGCATCAACGCATTTTATGGCCAAAAATTCAACCTATGCGTGATAAATTAGAACAATTTTATACGACTCCTGAATATAAAAATTATAACAAAAAACGTAATGATTTATTTAGAGCAATTGTGACCGCGCGCCGTGAAGGTAAAGATACAAGCGAATTTCAAAAACAAAAAAATGATTTTGAAAATACAGCACCAGTTAATAACTATATTGCAAATGTAAATAAAAATATAGATCGTATTACTAAAGAAACATATGAAACTCTAATTACTTCAGAGTTTTTTGAACCCACCGACCCGGTAAATGGTGAAACATTTACTAAAGCATATAACTTATTTGAAAATTTAAAATGATTACATTTGCTGAGTTTTTTACTGAAAATTTACGTGATTGGTTTAAAGGTCATCGTGATCCTAAAACTGGTAAAAAATTCAAAGGTTGGATAAACTGCAAAACAGGTGGTCCATGCGGTAGAGATGATACTAATAAAGGTTCTTACCCTGCTTGTCGACCTACAAGACAGCAATGTAAAAAGATCAAAGGTAAGATGTATAAGAAAAAAGGTCCAAAACGTGTTCAATGGAAGAGTAAGAAGAAAGACTAGCTATTAAATAATATAAATGGCTGTCAAATTAGACTTCTTACAAACAACACCAGCGGTAGTTGCTGCATCACCCCAGCAAACACAGCAAATTAGCTATTTGTATAAAGATCTCCTATTAGATCTGTTTTTAAGCTATACAAGAAGTCCACAATTACTTAAAACACAAGAGGTAAAAGATGCCACACCAATATATGACTTTAGAGCTATTAGCCAATCTTTAAAAAATCTATTCAGCACATTACCAGGTCAAAAAATATTAAACCCAGTGTATGGGCTTGACTTAAGAAAATATTTGTTTGAAAATGTTAGCACATCTGTTGGTTATATAATTGGGTTGGAATTATTTGATAGCATACCACTTTTTGAACCACGCGTTGTAATTACAAATCTAAATGTCATTGCAGACCCTGAAAACAATCAATATATAATTGATCTTACATATGTTGTTCCTAATTTACAGGTTGGTGTTGATACCAAAACGCAGCAGATCAATGTAACATTAAATCAAAACGGATTCACAATAGTATGACAAAAGACCCTAATTTCGTAGAATATAAATTACCAACAAATGCATATGCATCATTTGATGCTATGTCAATGAAGCAACAAATTATTGGTAGGTTATCAACAAACAGTGCATTCACTGACCAGGTATTTGAAGGTAGTAATTTAAATGCAATTATTGATATAGTTGCATATATGTATCACGTTCTACTTTTTCAACTTAATCAGAACGCGTCAGAAAGTATTTTCACACAAGCTACAATTTATGAAAATATGAATAAGCTTGTTTCCTTGTTAAACTACAAGCCAACAGGTCAACATACATCTTTATTAGATTTTATAATTACGGCTAATGTTGGTGTACCAGTAGGGGTATATTTGATAAGACGTTTTAGTTATATACCGGTTGATGGTTATAATTATACAACAATTAATGACATTAGCTTTGAAAAAACGGTAAATAGTGCTGAACAGGTAGCAACAAACAATGTATCTTTATATCAAGGAACTATTACAGAGTATCCTACATATGTTGCAACAGGTGAAAACTTTGAAACCATTTTTATTGCGTACAACAATTTAGTTGATGTTAAAACCCAAAAATTTGTAAGTGATAATACGTTTTCTGTGTTTGTTAAAGAGCTCACTGATAACAAATGGTACGAGTATACTGAATCACCATCTTTATATTTAAATACAGGTACAGATAGAGTGTTTGAAAAACGCTTTAATGAAAATGGTAGATATGAAATTAAGTTTGGGGATGATGTTAACGGTAAAAAGTTAGCAACTGGTAATTCAGTTGGTATCTATTTTATATTATCGGATGGTGAACCAGGTATTGTATCTGCTAACGCCTTGCAAGGTAAACAAATATTATTATTTAACTCAACTCGTTTTAATGAAATAGTTAACGATACCTACGGTGATGTTAACTTTATTACTCAAAATGAATTACCTAATTTATCGTTTGACAATGAATATAGTAGCACACCTGTTTCAGATTCCGAGACTGTAGATGAAATTCGTGTTAATGCACCTAAATTATTCAGTGCACAAGGTCGTGCTGTAACGTTAACAGATTATAAATCAATCTTAGATAAAAACTTTAATTATATTCTTGCTTCTACACAAGCAATGAACAATAATCAATATATTGATACATATATAAAATATTTTTATGATATTGGATTAGGCCAACCTAATGAAGATACTGATGTTTTGATTAACCAAGTTAATTTTATGACAAGTACGAACTTCAATAATGTTTATCTTTTCATGGTACCTAAGTTCGGAACGATTAGAAATGAAACAACACCTACTACATTAAGTGTATCGCAAAAGCAGTTAGTTGTTACAGAGTTGAATAAAGTTAAAAGTGCAACACATGAGGTTGTTCCTATGGATGCTATCTATAAAGCATTTTCGTTTGGTTTAAATTTACCCGGTGAACAATTGTCAACAACAATTAAAGATGAAACATTTTTAGTGATAACTCGGTCACAACTAAGTAAGCAGTCTCGTTTAAAAATTAAAAATGATGTTATTTCTGTAATTACAAACTATTTTGATACAGCAAATTGCGAATTAGGCCAGATTGTAGATTTAACTGCGCTATCAAATTCAATATTGGCTATTGAAGGTGTGAGTAAATTTTTTACAAGACGTGTAAATTCAGCACAAACGTTACAGCTACCTGTGATTAGTATGTTATATTGGAACCCTAACTATGCTACATCAGATATCAATATAACAGCACAAAATACACCACTTCAAGTGTTTGAATTTCCATTCTTTTACCAACAATCACTCTTAAGTAATAAGATAATAATTGAAGATGAATAATATTTTTGCGCCATTCTCTATTACAAATTTTCAGGGGTATAGCACAGAATCTACCACTACATCTTCTTATTCTTTAACAGGGTATACATTACCTTTTACTCCATTCACATTTATACCTTCAACTAACATTCAAATTATAGGTGAAGATAATCTGTTCGTTACCGAACCAGTTGTATTTAGCTTTTTAGTTTCAGAAATTGATAGCGGTAATCTTAATTTTATAACCGAAGAAATCAAAATACCTACAAATCTTTCTAATAAAAAGGTTGTTTGGTATTTCGGAGATGATACATACTCTAACGAACTTACAGGTGTGCATGTATATACTAAACCAGGTATATACAACATTACAAATGTTTATTTTGATGCATCAGGTTATTCATATCAGAATACATATTCATTACAACTTACTGTTTATAATTTTATTCCTGATTCGTTGATACCATCTATTTCAAGTGGTTATATTTCATCAGGTCAATATGTGCTAACAGCGGGTAAAATTACAACACCATTTGAGGTAATACGTACAACATCTTGGCAAAATGATTACATACTTTCTGGTTCACCTACTTACAGATTATACTCTTTAAGTGGTACTGAAAATTATTTCGATCAAAACCTCACCACCAACAAGTATGGTCATCTATACCCATATTCATCATTTTATGATGTGCAGAGTGGTGAATTAGTAGAGATAGAAAACTTCACAACATCAAATACGCTATTATACTGCAAATTAAGTGGTACTAATATTGTTCAAACCTCACAAACAGATATTAACAGTGTTTTTTGTGGTGCATCAGGTAGTAAAATGTTATTTTTTAAAGACGACTTACCACGTGCTAACGTTAATTTATATGTTATACCGTATGATATTAATGCAGATGTTAATCAAGTGCCGATTGGTATTAAATCTACCATTGTACCTAATACAGCTTTAAGTGCATTAGCTATTTCATCAAATGGTGTAACTGGTGAAGGTGTACGTAATAATACATTTGATATTAATAATATTAAATTTGTAAATGAAAAAATTAACTTTGTTGTTTCAATAAAAGATAATAATTGGTTTACTGTAGCTAAAGATACAAATCTAATATTAGGTAATACATCTCTAACAAATCGTATTTCAGTTTACCCTATAAACAGTCAAGGAGCACCCGTTCATAATATTGGTACGATTACAAGCAATTTTTCATACCTATCGTCTGTATCAGGTGGATTTTTCCGCGGGTTATTCACACCTTCCTTAACCGCATCTAATATTCGCTTAAAAGTAGAAGGTCTATCACTTAGTGGTGTTTCATCTACATTTAATGTTTATCCATCAGCTGGTCAGTATAGTATAGCGAAAATCAATGAAGATTTTGATTTTACAAATCAACTCAAACAGTTGAGATACCAAGAGTTTTTACAAGATTACAACGTGCTTTTTGATGACTTTTTTGGGTCAATTTTTGGTAATTTATCATCTGATCCAACTTCGATGGGTAAATTACCATATGAAAAAATAGCTAACTTCGTTTCAAATAAACATAGTATTGATAAATGTGATGTTGACTCATTGTTCTCAATGTCATATGAACTTGCAAGTGATTTCACAAAGTTTGAAAAAAATAATTTCAACTACCCTGCTAAGCTCAAACGATATGTTGATATTTTTTCAATTAATCATTCACGTCTATGGGGTGCTAAAAATCAGTGGAATTTAAATTTTGATAATAAATTTGGTGCTGATTCCACCAAATATGGAATTAATTTCGGTGAAAAATTAGATTTTTACACCACAGTACTCACCGCGGCAGATGGTTATGTTATTGCGTATGAAAAATTTAGTAGTACGTTTAAATTATGTAATACATATATTACAACTATAGCTACAACCTTACTCAACCCATC